GAACTAAAAGGACGGTGAATATATGACAGTATTAAACCTGAAATATGAAAACGGTGAAATGAACATCAATTGTGAAGTGTTCTTTCCATGTTATCAATACATACTGAAACACCTTTTGAAAATCATCAAGACAGTCAGGTTTCTTGATGATCGTGAACAGAAATATGAAGAAATTCAGGACTATCTGACAAAAATGGTTGCAGACTGTGAGGATGACAGGCTGAAACAAAAGTACAAAAAAAATCTGGAACTGGTGAAAGGATGGAAGAAATGAAGGACAACGTAAATCATCCGGCACATTATAAAACCGGACAATATGAATGTTTTGATGTCATGCTTGAATGTTTGGGTCAGGAAGTTGTTCTTGATTTCTGCATTGGAAACGCATTCAAATATTTATATAGACACCGGAACAAAGGCGGTGTGGAAGATGCAAAAAAAGCACATTGGTATCTGACACGATGGATCCAGATTATAGAGGAATTGAACAAAGATGAATTTATACAAGGTTGAACAACTGCATAACAGGATCATCAAGAAGGAAGAACACGTCTTGTGGTTGCGTTCCATCGTGGATAGTGCAAAATCACCAAGGTTGGTTCAAGATAAGGTTCAGACAAGTATTGATCCTAATAGACTGTCACGTGTTATGTCTGAAGTGATTGATGAAGAACACGAACTGGATCAGTTACGTGCAGAATATCTGGAACTTCAGGTCAAAGTGCTTGGTAAGATTGAACAGATTGACGTGGATCTTCAAAGGAAGGTTCTGAAGATGAAGTATCTGGACTTCAAATCTTTACCGGATATCGGTGAAGAACTGCATTATTCCTATGAACACATAAGACGTACACACAAGAAAGCTATGCAAAACTACAAGAAAAATGAACGGTATGTGTAGGGGTCATGTAGGGTTCATGTGTGTCTAAAGTGTGTTATAGTGTAATGTGTCAGAAATGATCGGACAATGCGTCCGGTCATTTACTTTGGAATGAAAGGTGGTGAAGGAAATTGACATCAAGACAAATCAGATTTTGTTTTGCATATGCGTCCAGCGGAAACGCAACACAGTCTGCAATTGAAGCTGGATACAGTGAACGGACTGCAAGAAGTCAGGGTCAAAGACTGTTGACAAATGTTGACATTCAGAATTTCCTTCAACAACTTGCAGAAAAACGTGAATCAAAGAAAATCGCAGACGCTAAAGAAATGCAGGAAGTTCTGACTTCCATCATCCGTCAAGAACTGGAAGAAGAAAACCTTGTGGTTGAAGGGTATGGCGATGGTGTCAGTGAAGCGGTGATCAAAACAAAGAAGTCCAGTCACAAGGATGTGATATCTGCTATTGACAAGCTGGCACGTATGCAAGGCGCATATGACAACAGTCAGACCTTGACACTGGTTCTTCCGGTGTTTGGTGGTGAAGCAGACCTTGAAGACTAAAGGAAAAGGAAACGTCAAAGCACAAAAGAAAAGACGCAGACAAAGACTGAAGGGCGCACAACGGTGTGAATCTTCAGTCCTTTTGATTGATGGTAATTATTCATATTATCCTGTTGCATATTGCACCAGATATCAGGCATTCTTGACGCAAGGTCTTATTGATACACACAGGTGTGATCACCGGAACTGTCCAAGGTTCAGAGGTATCAAAGAATGAAGAAGGAATATATAAACCTTCCTGATGTGGTTGGTAAAGGATACAAGACATTCTGGAATTCACAACACAGGTACAGAGTTGTGAAAGGATCCAGAGCATCCAAGAAGTCCAAGACAACAGCGTTGTGGATCATATACAACATGATGAAACATCCTGATGCAAACACCGTTGTTGTCAGGAAAGTATTCAGGACACTGAAGGATTCTTGCTATGCTGAATTGAAGTGGGCGGTTCACCGTCTTCACGTTGACCACCTTTGGAAGTGGACTGAATCACCGTTGGAACTGACATACAAACCAACAGGTCAGAAGATATATTTCCGTGGTCTTGATGATTCATTGAAGATTGCATCCATCACTGTTGATGTTGGAAACCTTTGTTGGATGTGGATTGAAGAAGCATATGAAATCATGAACAAGGATGACTTTGACCTTCTGGATGAATCCATCCGTGGTGAAGTTCCTGATGGACTATGGAAGCAGATCACACTGACATTCAATCCGTGGAACGAAAAACACTGGTTGAAGTCAAGGTTCTTTGATCATGAAGACACAGACATTCTTGCGCTGACTACTGATTACAGATGTAATGAATGGTTGGATGAATCAGACCTGAAGTTGTTTGAAAAGATGAAGGTCAACAATCCAAGACGGTACAAGGTTGCAGGCATTGGTGGTTGGGGTATTGTGGAAGGTCTTGTGTATGAGAACTGGAAAGAAGAACAGTTCCAGTTCATCACCAAGAAGGAATATGATGACCTGATTGGTGACAAGACCGGATATGTTGTCAGTGATGATCTGAAACCAGCGTTTGGTTTGGACTTTGGATATACCAATGATCCTTCTGCACTGTTCTGTGGTCAGTTGGATCTGAAGAATAAGAAGTTGTATGTGTTTGATGAATTCTATGAAAAAGGATTATCCAATAAGCGCATAGCACAAAAGATCACAGATATGGGATATGCAAAGGAACGGATCACCGCTGACAGTGCAGAACCAAAGTCTATTGATGAATTGTGTTCTTTGCATCTTCATGTGACTGGTGCAAAGAAAGGAAAAGATTCAATCAACAATGGGATCCAATGGATTCAGGATCTTGAAATTGTAGTTCATCCAAGGTGCGTGAACTTTTTAACTGAAATATCAAATTACATGTGGAACAATGACAAGTTTGGTAAACGGTTGAATGTTCCGGTGGATGACTTCAATCATCTAATGGACGCAATGAGATATGCACTTGAAAAGTGGATCCGTGGTAATACGTGGGTATATTGATGAAGTTTACAGTGAACAACCTGAAGTGGTGTATTGAATACGTTAGTGCTGATAGTATCAGTATGAATAATAACAACGGTCTGTTCCTTGGTCTGACTGAATATGACAGTCAACATATATCAATCAGATCAGGACTGACAAAGGAAATGACAAGACAAACGGTGGTGCATGAATTGTGTCACTGTTTTCTTTTCAGCTATGGAATCACGTGTGACTGGTATGATGAAGAACAGGTGTGTAACTTCTTTGGAAGTCACGCTGACATGATAATTGGTATTGCTGATAAGTTTATGAAAGGAAGTTGATTATATGCTGTCTGAAGTTGAAATCTTGCAGTTTATAAATGAAGATAAGACTTCAACCAAGAAACGTCTTGCAAAGATTGGTGAACGGTATTATGAAGCTGATCATGATATCCGCAGTTACCGGATGTTTTATTTCAATGCAGATGGTGAACTGGTTGAAGACAAGAAAAGATCCAATGTCAAGATCAGTCATCCGTTCTTCACGGAACTGGTGGATCAGGAAGTTCAGTATATGTTATCCGGTGAAGGTTCGTTTGTTCGGTCTGATGATCGGGATCTTCAGAATTATCTGGATGAATACTTTGATGATGACTTCAAGTCTGAACTGAATGATGTACTGACCGGAACAGTGTCCAAGGGTTTTGATTATATGTACGCATACAAACGTGCAGATGACAGAACCGGATTCCAACATGCTGATTCAATCGGTGTGGTGGAAGTCAGGGAAAAGGATACAGATGATAAGTGTGCGTATGTCATATACTGGTATGTTGACCGCATAGGAAAAGAAAACAAACTGATCAAGCGCATTCAGGTGTGGGATACAAAACAAACCACATACTATGTTCAGGATCAGGAAGGTGAACTGAAGAAGGATGAAGATGAAGAACTGAATCCACGTCCACATGTGATCTATCACAAGGAAGGTGATGAAGCAACGTATTATGAAGAATATGGTTTTATCCCCTTCTTCAGACTGGACAACAACCGGAAACAGTTTAGTGGTCTAAAACCAATTAAAGATCTGATTGATGACTATGACATGATGTCATGCGGTCTGTCAAACAATCTTGCAGACTTTGACCATCCACTTCATGTGGTCAAAGGGTTTCAGGGTGACAACCTTGATGAACTTGCGGTCAATCTGAAGACCAAGAAAATGATTGGTGTGGATCCAACAGGTGATGTTGAAATCAGGACTGTTGATATTCCGTATCAGGCAAGACAGACAAAGATGCTGGAAGATGAAAAGAACATATATCGTTTTGGTATGGGATTCAATTCTGCACAACTTGGTGACGGTAATGTGACCAATGTGGTTATCAAATCCAGATATGTCCTTCTTGATCTGAAGTGTAACAAGCTGGAAATAAAACTGAAAGCATTCCTGAAGAACATTGTCAATGTGGTTTTGAATGAAATAAACCGCAGATATGATTCTGATTATGACTTTACAGATGTTTACTTTGATTTCCAGCGTGAAGTCATGACCAATGCACAGGACAATGCGCAGATTGAACTGGTGGATGCACAGAAAAAACAGACTGAAGTCAACACACTTCTGTCACTTGCAGGTGTTATTGATGATGAATCAATCATCCAGAACATATGTGAAGTAATGGATCTGAACTGGCACGATCTGAAAGATAAAATCAATCTTGATGACGGTCTTGCATCCGCTGAAATGAATCTGGAACTTGGTGGTGCTGATGAATAAAGCAGAAAAGGAAGTTGCAAAGAAGATTCTGAAAGATGAAAAGAAGATGCTATCTGATCTGAAAGCTGTCTATACTGAAGCAAGGAAACAGACACGTGCAAACATTGAAGCACTTGCATCAAGGTCTGATCTTCAGAATGCGCAATCAATTGTGTACCAGATGCGGTATCAGATTGCAATTGAACAACAGATCACCGCTATTCTGGAAAAACTGAACACAGACAGATATACAACTGTTGAAGCATACCTTCATGAATGTTATCGGAACGGATTCATTGGAAATATGTATTCCATCCGCAAACAAGGAATTCCGTTATCTGTTCCTATTAATCAAGAACAGGTCATCAAGGCAATCAACAACAATGCAAAACTGGTTGTTCCTTTTTATAAAAGACTTGGTAAAGACGTGGTGCGCATGAAGTCTGATATCAAACAGTATGTGTCACGGTCTGTCATTCAGGGAAAGACATGGTTTGAAATTGCAGACGGTGTTGCAAATGGAATGAACAGTCCGTTCAACCGTTCATATAATCTTGCGGTCAGAATTGCAAGAACTGAAGGACACAAGGTTCAGGAACAAGCAACTTTTGATTCTATGCTGGAAGCAAAAGACGCTGGTGCTGATGTTGTCAAACAATGGGATGCAACGCTGGATGACCGGACACGTGAAGCACATGCAGAAGCAGATGGACAGATCCGTGCAATAGATGAACCGTTTGATGTGGATGGTGAACAAATCATGATGGCTGGTGAAGGTAGTGCAGAAAACTGTATCAATTGCCGCTGTCATATTCTGACACGTGCAACATGGAATCTCGATGAAGCGGAACTGAATACACTAAAACAACGTGCAGACTTCTTTGGTCTGGATAAGACAAGAAGTTTCAATGATTACATGTCCAAGTATTTGGATATACCAACAGATTGATACGGACATTCAGATGTCCGTTCAATATAACGTCTTTGGAACCGGACGTGAAACGGTTCTTTTTTATTGTCATCAGGGGTGATGTAAAACACCAATTCAACCAATGCAAGACGTAACTTGTAAAAATCGGAAAGGAAGGAATTAAATCATGACAATGCAGGAATTATTGAAGTCACTGGATCTGACTGATGAACAGATCACGTCAATCACAACCAAGATGAAAGAAAACAAGATGTTCATTTCATCTGAAGAAAACCTTGATGTCAGGTATTCAAAGCTGAAAGAACAGCATGATGCACAGACAAAACAACTGGAAGAATCTTCAAAGCTGATTGAAGATCTGAAGAAGTCAACTGAAGGTCAGGAAGACACGCAGAACAAGATCAATGAATATCAGACCAAGATGACAGAACTGGAAGAACAACTGGTTGCGGAAAGAACTGAATCCGCATTGAAGGTTTCACTTCTTGCGGCTGGTGTTAAGGCAAGTGATATTGATTACATCATGTTCAAGTGTAAGTCTGACACTGACTGGAAACCTGTTCTTGATGATTCAGGGAATATCAAAGGAATGGATGACAAGATCAAAGGTCTGAAGACACAGTATCCAAACCAGTTTGAATCATCTTCCAAGAAGAAGATTGATGAAAACAAACTTCCTGAAGATAACGATGACAAGAACAAAGTCACAAAGGAAGACTTCAAGAAAATGGGATATCAGGAAAGGTTGAAAGTGTACAACGATAATCCTGATCTGTACAAAGAGTTATCTGAAGAATAAAAGAAAGGTGGTAACAAAATGGCTGTTACAAAGATTAGTGATCTTATTAATCCGCAGGTCATGGCTGACATGATCGCAGGAAAAATTTCAAAGAAGGTTGTTGTCACACCGTTTGCAAACATTGACAACACACTTCAGGGGAAAGCTGGTGACACAATCACTGTTCCGGTATTTGATTATATCGGTGATGCAGAAGACGTTGCTGAAGGTGTTGAATGCACACCTGCAAAGCTGACCGCAACTTCCGCACAGTACACTGTAAAGAAGGCAATGAAGGCTGTCACACTGACTGATGAAGCTGTTCTTTCTGGATACGGTGATCCGGTTGGACAGGCAACCGGACAGGTTGCAAAAGCGATTGCGTCCAAGGCTGATGGTGATGCAATGGACGTTATCACTACTGAATACAATGCAAGCACAGCACCAAACGGTGTCAAGCTGATATATGCACCTGCATCTGCATCTGCAATCACTTATGCGCACATTGTCAATGCTGTTGATCTGTTTGATGAAGAAGTTCAGTCTGAAAAGGTTCTGTTCATCCATCCAAAGCAGGTGACACAGTTAAGACTGGATCCTGATTTCATTAATGCTGACAAGTACAACAATGAAGTCATGATGAAGGGTGAAATCGGTATGGTTGCTGGATGTCGTGTTGTACCGTCCAAGCGTGTCAAGACTTCTGGAACTGGCACATCTGCACTGTATCTGAATCCTATTGTCAAGCTGACAAATGATGAAGAAACAGAAGAAGACATTTCCGCACTGACAATTTATCTGAAGCGTGATGTCAATGTTGAAACGGAAAGACATACACTTTCCAGAACAACGGACATTTCCGCTGATGAACTGTATTGTGTTGCGCTCACAGATCAGTCCAAGGTTGTTTTGATGAAGTCACTGGTAACACCAAGCGCATAATCTGAAAGGTGGTGAATCTGATGATCATATCTGTTTCAGAAGCAAGAACATATCCTGAATTTGCGGATATGTCAGATGATGAACTGAAAACACTTCTGGATGCGGTTGAATCACTGGTGCGCAAGTACACCAATAACAACTTCCAGAACAGGTTCATCAGATTCAAAGCATCCAGTGAAGGAAATATTCTGGACGGTACATCATCTTTTCTGAAGGTTGGTGATACCGTCCAGATTTCTGAATCTGACGTTAATGATGGACTATATGTCATCACTGAACTTGAAGGCGGAACAACTACTGTTGACAAGGATCTTTGGACTGTTGACAACAATCTGGTCACTAAAGTGGAATATCCACCTGCTGTCAGGCAAGGTGTGATCAATCTGTTGAAGTGGGAAGTTTCCGGACGTGACAAGGTTGGAATCAAACAGGAAAGTATATCAAGACATTCTGTCACATATTATGATCAGGATGTAAACAATCAAGTGATGGGTTATCCTGCAACATTACTTGGATTTCTTGAAATGTACAAGAAAGCAAGGTTCTAATGATCAAGATTGGTGGAAATCTAACTGCAACAATACAGAAGAAGTCCACACAGAAGAACAGAATTGGTGAAGGTGAACCGTCATATATCACGGTTGGAACGGTTGTTGGTTGGCTGGATTATGTGTCCGGTGATAACGCAATCAGTCAGTACCGTGGAAAGGTTCAGGACACAACACATATCTTCTTGTGTGATCATGACAAGTGGACACAGGCGGTGCAGGATGCAGGTGTCACAGGTGAAAATTCAAGATTGGTGATCAATGAAAATCCATATAACGTATTATTCATTGATAATCCAATGGAATTGAATGAACACATGGAACTGTATTTGCAGTATGTAGG